ACTTCCTTGTCAGAGTAAGAAAAAGATATACAGGATACTTCATGGTTCGATACTTCAATATCAAAAGCAACAAGGTCTTTTGAGTTACATACCTCAAGGTAGTTAATGCTTTCTATAAACGAAGGTCTTACTATTAAATTATTCTCATCAAGGATAATATCTGAGAACTCTGATTCCTTCTTAACTTTTATTAAGTCGTATAGAATATAGTGTTGATATGTGTATTGTCTAAGTGCAGCAGCTGGATGAATTGTAGGAATAACTTTCCGTCCTGGGAGAAGTGTACTCTCATATATACTTCCCCGCTTTTTTACTATACCTCTCTCATTACATAGGGCATATAAAGGGACTGCACCTACAGCAACTATTACGTTGGCTTTACAACTATCTAATTCTTTCTTTAATATCTTTACATAGTTATGATACTCAGGTGTTTCCTTTACAACCTTCTTGCTGAGGTCAATAAATAGTTTAACGTTATTTCTGTAAGGCTGTTCCTTGATAACATTAGTAATGAAGCATCGAGACCTTACAATTCCAACAGTTGATAAGAGATTGTTAAGAAGCTTTCCAGAGCTACCTACAAAAGGTTCTCCCAGCTTCATCTCAGATGATCCAGGTGCTTCGCCTACTATAGCAATCTTGCAGTCCTTAGGACCTTTACTACTAACGGTTCTAATGTATCCAGTATTTACTATTACCATCTGTCTTGTATCTTATCAATAACTGTTAGTAATAGTAAGCATATAATGCAGACGAGACATACATCTACTAACACATACATTAAGGGAAGTAGTATATTTTGACTAATAACTTCTCCAATCATAGTTATCTCCTTTTTTTCTTTATTATTTAATAGCTTTTAAAACTTCCAGGTCTTTGTTCATGTACTTTTATTACAAAATTATCTTTATACTGTGATGAAAGTTCAAAGCCAAAGCCACTCATGTCCTTATTGTTTGCTGCTAAGAGAGTGTTTCCACTACCTAAGAACGGAACAAGAACAGTTGAACCTTTGTACCCAAATATATCTAAAATATCCTCTATTAATTCAATAGGTCTTTCAGTTGGATGCGTCTTCTTACTAGGCGGAACAGGACGAAAGTCAAGTATGTTTGATCTTCCCTTAGTGTTTAACTTTATATCACCTTTTCTAACATAGAAGAACATCTCATAGGCGTTTCCCATATAGTAATTAGGTGCGTTTGTCTGTCCCTGTCCTTTAACCCAGATAGCTGGTAGAGCATTACCTTTGAATCCTTTCTTCATAAGAGCCTCATAAACTGTACTAAACCAGGGATCAGGACCAAACCACATTATAAGCCAGCTATTACTCTTCATCACCCTATAACATTCTGCCACTACATCTGTAATAAACTGTTTGTAATCTTCAGCGTCTACTTCATTATAGTTTATTGTAGATAGTCCGACACTATCACTACTCTTCTTCTGATCTGTTAAGTCGATTCCATAAGGAGGATCTATTTCAACTATATCTACTGTATTATCTTTAATCTTTTTTATACCTTTAAAGAAGTCGTCTAGTATGTATCCACTAATTATGTTTTCCCTTTCCTGATCTGAAGATGTTTCAGATTTCTTTGCCTCTATCCGTTTAGATATTTCCTGCTTAACAAGGTCTTCCTTTAGCTTATTAAATATCTTCTTCGCTTCTGTTTTTGTCTTTGCTTGTTTGAGTTGCGGAATCTTGTCAGCTACTTGGGCTAACATAACATCCTCACTAAATATTGAAGCGCTATCTCCAATCAGTTTAGCTACATCTCGTTTGGATGTTCCAGGATCTTCAGGGCTCTTTGTTGTCTTCTCTCCATATATTTCCTTTTGGAGTTCCCAAATCTCTTGTTTTATTTTAACTTCTTCTTGCCAGTCAAGGTCTTTTCTGTAAATGTTTTCCGCAAGTTCTATACTCTTTATATCTACACGTGTAAGTTCATTATCATAAATACGTACAGGTACTTCTTTTATTCCTGCCTTTGTAGCAGCATTGTATCTTCTTCCACCTGCTAGTAGTAGATACTTACTATGTATAACCTTATCCTTATTCTCATCATACACTATATCTCTCACAGCAAGTGGCTGAATTATTCCTTCCTTCTTGAATGACAAAACAAGATCGTCAATGTCTCCGTAATCTTGTCTTATTCTTTCTCCAAAGTCTATATCATCTAATTTAATCACATCAAGTTTCACGACTTATCCTTTCTTCTTATCGAGTTGAGCCAGTAAGACTTTAGCAGCTTCTGGCGATATTTTGCTTACAAGTTTCGTTAAGTCAACTACGTTAGACTTACTCTTTCTTTTAGTAGGCTTTTCTTTTCTAATTCTTCTATTTGATCTTATAGACATGACTAAGTCCATAAGTTGTTCGTCTGTCATGGAAGATATACTATCTTTCAGATCATCAATTATTGCCATCTTTACTCTCCTTACCCTCTTCATTATATACAAGGCGTACCTTCCCAGATAATATAGCACCAAGAACCATAGGTCCGTTCTTCTCAAGAGCCTTAATAAGGTCATCTATTATAATCTTAAACAGTTGGTTCTTTACCCCCCAGGGTATTAATTTTTGCAGTTTTTTGAATTCCTCTTCGTCTATCTCAATAGAGAGTCGAGGTCTCCACTCATTGTGGTAAGTCATTTTATTCTATCCTTTCATATTACTCTCCTCCTTTTCCATACTAAGTTCTGGTCCTGAGTAGTAGTCCTTATTCATTAGGTCCCAGTCTGGTTCTGGTATTGGAAGATCTTTATTACAATCGAGACAGAAATATCCTTCAGGAACATTAGTATCTCTCTCGTGAGGTTGGTATTCTTTGTTAGTGTGTTCACATTGCTTAGGTTCAATATCTTCTGATCTGCCATTTAGTATTTCCCATAAAAGTTGAACATGGCTGTCACTTACCTCATCTACTATGTGACTATAGCACTCTTTAAAATATATCTTGATTTCTTCTATTTTTATTTCTTTATCTGTTTTCATTCTTCCCCCTTTTCCTTACTATATACTTCTTATTCTTTATTATATGCTTGAGTAAAATAACGGAGGCAGACGAGAAGCCTACCTCCGCATTCTCCTTCTACAGACTGCTTGTTACTTCTGTTCTAAGAATCGTTTGACTCTATTAGAAGGTCCGTACTCTTCGTCTTCTTCCTCTGCTATAATAGCATAGGCAGTTTCCCCAACTACTAAGTCAAGGTCAACAGGACTGTCGTAGCTGACTCCGAAGGCATCGTAGAACTCTCTAAGGCGACGTAGTTTTCCGTTTGCTCTCCCCTCATCATCATCCTCTGCAGGAAGTGTAATGTAGTGAAAGCAGGTTCGGGAATCTACTTCATCAGGAAACCCGATAGCGACTTCTATCATAGGATTTCCTGCTTGAGATGTCTTAGCCTTCGCTGACAGTATCTTAACGGAGTATTCTCCTGCAGGTACTATCTGCTCATCTGGGACATCCTTTAGGTTGTAGTCTAGTATACTCATTGAGCATCCTTTTTGTTTATGTGTGCTTTGTTCGATGTTTGCACAAAGCAACACGTTATTGGATTAGAAGGGATTTATCACTGTCGTCAATCCCTGCTTTTCTCAGTAGCGCTTTGATGTTGGGCTCTTCGTATGTGTCAAAGATTTTATTCCTTCCGAGCCTGGTACGAGCCTTGTAAAGACCAGTGTTTCTCGTTAGAATAGAGTACTCAACACCTTTGCTACTCTCTTTTGATGTAGCCATGTAGACTTCATCCATTAACAGTGGGAGTTTTTCTTTCAGTTTCCCTGTTATCATAACTCCTGTTGTTAATCTTCCAGTTACTTCATCTTTTTCACTATCTACATGACCAGTTAATATAACATCACAAGGGATAGATGTTATAAGTTTTATGGCGTCCCTTAGGGTATTTATTTGCACTAGATAATCTTGCATCTGTGGTATACCCGCTGCTCTTCCATTTGATTTTAGTATAGCATTCATGAGAGCCTCAGACCATGTTGTTACACTGTCCAGAGCGTAAGTCCCTATACTCTCAAAGAATCCTTCCATGTGTCTTAGTCGATCGAACTCCTTTTCCCAACTCCTATATGTAGTTGGACGCTTAGCGTCTTCGTGTTGAAAGGAGCTGTTTACCATAACCTCCCCTTTCTTTATTTGATCAACTAAAACCTTCTCACCTCCAGGATCAAAGGAATGGATTAAGACAGGTTTCCGAGCAGTGCCCAGAATTGTTGTCTTCCCTGTTCCCATATAACCATAGATGAGACTATTGAAGTAATCTTTAGCGCATGATTTGTTGTAGTTATCACGAATGTTTTTGAACTCGCTAAGGATACTTTTGTCTCCTTCTTTGCTCATGTTGTTTTCTCCTTAATATACATTACTGTACCTGCAGTTTCATCTCGTTCACTTGGATTCCAGTATTTCTTAACGAACCCAGTTGGAGTTCCACTGCAGTGTTGGAGAGGATTAGACCATACAGAGCAGAAGTCCATGAACTTACAAGCCCTACCATAGTTGATGCAGGACTCTGTATTCATTGGAAAAGCATTGAAGACAACTTCTTCTTCTGTTGATTCCATCATCTCATTCATGTTCCACTCAATTAGGTCAATGAAGTGATTCATATTCCATAACCAAGTGTTCATCATATCAACACTTTTTCTTACAGGCACTCTTATATACTCATTGCTAGTCTTCCGAAAGATAACACCATTTACTTTAATGCCGTATACTTCAGAAGGATCATACAAAGAATGCAAGACGTGCATATAAGTTCCTATCTGTGTCTTTAGTGTCCACTGGTCAATCCATGTACTCATTAAACGAGACCCAGTCTTATGCTCTAAACTAAAAATACCTTCATCTCCTTTTACAATAGAATCAAGCCGAAAGTGTACCACTCTTTTTTCATTGATCGGTACAGTTCCTGCAATCTCTGTGTAGAGAACCTCAAAGGTATCTGTTTGTTTGTACTTCTGTATATACTCAACAAGGGTGGGCACTACAGATGAAGGAGCCTTCGGGAAGTTGTTAGCGTCCTGAAGTTCAGTGTAGTGCTCTCTATAATATGAGAGGAAACGATCATAGGCAATTTTAACTGCCTGATTAGTGTACCCCTCATTCAAGAGAGTCTCCATTGCTCTGTGCCAACCTTCACCAAAAATAAGATGTATGTTTGGCTCATCTGTTGTCCATCCTAGTATATACTGATAGAAGTACATCCTTGGGCACTGCATAAAGTTTTGGATCTTTGACGAATCATAGATCGCCCAAGTTTTATCTGGAACTAGGTTGTTTCCCATAGTTTCTCCAGTTTTTGTTACTTCTACTACATCCGCATATTTCTATGCCTGATTAATCGACTCTTAGAGTCAGTTAATTCTTTTTTAATTTTCTTAAGAACTTAGCGTGCTGTAATGCAGTTCTGCCTTCTACCTTATTCTTTTTATTGGCAGCTGCTCAATTAATTCATCTACCTTACCCATAACCGACTTAACTCGTTCTTCTGATTTTCTTTCCAAAGATTCATC